AGGTATGTATCGAACCAGCGATCTTTCCACCAAGCTGCGTTACGCTTTCTTCCTTCGACTCGGAAGCCACACCGTTCAACGAATGTCCTAACTCTCAAGCCAGCGTAAGCTGGGACATAAGCATTTAATCGTACAAACTTGTACTCGTCAAATACTTTTTTGATCATTGCTTGAACAGCGGCTTCGCGTCCTTTGTGTCGCCGGTCGAAGAAAGAGTAATGCACACTAGCTTCGGTCGGAGAGATATCATTCAAATAAAACATACCTTTAAAATCATCTAGAATCCAGATAAGTCCTGTCGGCTCCGCATCACCAGAGAGATTCTGAATAATAAAGAAGGATGTGAAATCTTCTAGCCCACTTAAGGGACGCCCAAACAAAACAGGAAACTGTTTAGCTTGTTCGTAGAGCTTTATTGTGTTCTCTCTGGTGAAAGAGAAAGGCCAAATTGTACGTTCAATCTCGCCTTCTGGTTCTTTGCAAACGACCTTCATTTAGATTTTACCGAAGCTGGCAGGAGTAATATCAATTGAATAATCAAGGGTCGCAAAATTTCCAGCTAGTGAAGTAATGCGCCATTGAAATTCACGGGCACGAACTTGTTTAGTACAGGCGACTCGACTACGAATACCAACAGCATTCAAGTCAAAGGTTACTGTTTTGTATGTAGTCCAACCATTACCATTATTATACTGAACAGTAAACTCACCAGCTCGCAACGGAATGTACGTGAAGCGTATACGAGTGATAGAGATATAACGATCATATAGTTTGAAGATCTTAGACTGAAGAATAGTCTCAATAGATGCACCGTTATCTGTATCAACGGGGCTAGCTATTAGAATATCTCCTTGACTCATTCCATAATATAGAGTTGGTGGACTTGTAGTCAGGTTAGCAAGATCGTTGATAGTACCTGAGAGTTCATCAATGGTACCGGATAGTTCATCAATCAAGAGTGCTGCACTTGTATTATCAAAAGCGTAGATGCAGGTACAGTTCTCGATGGTGCGCTCAGTCCATGCTCCATTATTCAGGTTCAGTACATATGCATAGGTAACAGTAGTATTTGTACCAGGAATTGTCAATATGTACTCGTTCGTGATCGGGTTGTAAGATCCAATAGGGTTCTCCTTATTGGTAATCTTAGGCTTGATGTTATCACGAACTGCTTCACCTACCTCGCGCGGACGATCACCTAGCGTATAATCATAAACTTGATTACTACGATAGTCGTACCAGATGATTCCGTTCCTTTTTTGGACTGCTGAGTTTGGAGTATCGCAACCCACAAAAGGATAAGCCGCTTGAAATAGAAATGGATTAGATGCAACGGGCCTCTTCTGAGCAGTCCAAAGAGAACGCTCTCGTAGAATCAGCATCACCGAGGCGAAGCCAAACAAGCCGCTTATTGGGTCCGCAAAGTCAGAAGCAGCTTCCAGTAGCGGAGTACTGCCGGCTGATATGTCTACGTTCGCGTCCCACTGGGCAAAGTTTAGATCGCCACTCCAAGCAACTAATGTCGGATTAGGAGTAGAGGTATCATACTTATTTGCACCAACAATGCGGTTGAAGAAACCTGTAATATACTTGTACTTACCAGCATTACCTAGGTAAGCATATGTGTTTGCTGTAAAATCAATCTCATAAATATTATTAGTCCCTGATACAAAAAAGAGTCTATCATTAAATGGTAGGAGTCTAACCCTTCCACCAGTAGGTAGAGTGTAAGGAGTAGCTGATGTAACTTCTAGCCAAGAATTAGACAGCCTTCTCCATACCTTATTATCAGTGAATCTAAGAAAGACAGTCGTTCCATTAAACCTTTGAAAGGTATATAGAACATTGATTGGCTCAGTATTACCTTGGTCAAGAAGAATATCAAATGTATCTTCTTGCAAGAGCTGATCGCCGTCTTCAAGATCTAATAAATCTGTAGCTGGTTTAGGCGGGGTAAGAAGAATTGTTCCATCAAAGCGAATCAACTTGTCCGCATCAACATAAACGTTGCGAGCAAGAACAAGTTGGTTCTGTGGAATGTCAGCCGCATCAATACGTGTGTTCATTCCGCCATCAACCCTAACCTCAGACAATAGCTGAATAGGATCAGGCACTTGTGGCGGTGCGAGGATTGGGTTTTTGGTGGAAATTCTAGCCATGTTATGCGTTCTCTATCCAGCCAGAGGGAAACTTCGTAAAGGTATATACCTTGTTTATAGCAAGAAGCTTGTTGGCTCCGGTGTTAGTAAAGAAGTTAGTACCATTTTGAATGGTAGTAAATCCATCTCCAAGAAGCTTAATCTCTTGACCGGACTGCTCACCAACAAAATCTACTACGGTTGTAGCTACTGTATTTACAAACTGTACACGTGTAATATTGAGTACATTAATAGTTGTAGTAGCTTTTGGAGCAGTTTCGATTGGCTGTTCAGCTAGCTGGGAATAAGTTACAGTAGCTAAGAAATTGATTGGATCTGCGAAAGATAAAGTATCTCCAGATGGGATACCCAAGCGATCTCTTAACTCAGCAAAAGACTTAATCTCTTCCATTAGGCAATCTTCAAGAGCGTAAGTTTGCTGCCAAGCGCGAGGCAGGTTCCACCTTGGGCAGCAAGCGCCTGAACAATAATGCTGCCAGATGAGACAACAACTACGCTCGTTAGCGTAACAACTCCCGTCAGTGTTTCTGCCGTTGAAAGGCCAGTGTTTAACACGCGCCCCATCTTTGCAATTTGCGAAGAGTTGGTAAGGTATGCTTGGCCAACAATAGTCCCAGTTGTGTTGGCTGGGATTGTGACTGACAGATTTACGGCTGCAATAGCAAGATATGTCCCTGCGCCTGGCGTTACGCTAAAAACAGTTTGTATTGACCCAGTTAGCGATGTGTCTGAGGTAAAATCATATGCAACAGCCGTGACGGTTGCCAGTCCGGATGTAGTTCCCGTAAAGGTTGTATTGTTTAACGTAGCTCCTGAAACTGTACCCCCAGAAATAGTGCCGCTGTTGGTCGTTGTCCCACTAAGGGTTGTCCCACTAAGCGTTGCACTAGCAATCGTACCACTATTACGAGTAGACCCAGTGGCCGTAATAGTTCCAGTCTCAGTGTGAGTTGGAATCGTAGTGCCGCTTGGGACAGTCAGAGTAGCTGGAGCAAGAGTTCCACTAACAGTCAGATTATTAGGAAATGTATAAGCTGCATTCTGGAATGATCCAGCTGTAACATTTGCAGCAGTAACACTTGTTGGGCCACTTAAAGAACCCGCAGTAACAGTTCCAGTAACCGTTAGATTGCCAGTAATAACTGGAGTTCCAGTCACCGTAAGCGTAGTAAGATCCAATACAGTTCCACCAACAATTGCAGGACTAACAAGTGCTGGAGTAGTAAGAGCTGCATTGGTAATTGCAGTACCATTAGGAACAGTCAGCGTAGTAGGAGCAACAGTACCACCAGAGATGGTAGCTCCTGTAGCCGTCATGGTTCCTGTAATGGTTGGGCTAGCAAGTGACGCACCAGAGTTTGTGATTGAAATCAAACTTGCTGCATCGCTTGAGTTACGAATAGTCATGCCAGCAGAAGGAATGACAATCTTAGTAACTCGCTGTGGGTCAGTTGCACTAGAAAGATCTACTCCAAGGATATCCGTAAAACGCTCATTGAGGGCGATCTTTACATTACGGATAATCTCATCAATAGTATTTGCTTCCTCCAAACCAGTAGGAGTAGCAAGATCAAAACTTTGAGCATATGTCATGCGGATCTCTCTTTCTTAATCTTGGATAGGGCAAGCTCAGTTACACGATTTGTGCGCAGAAGCCAACCCTTTAAAAACTTCAAATCCTTTGGTCTAGTTGCAACTAATCCACGATAAAACTCTTTTCGTAGTTCTGAGTATCCGTGGATCAAAGTTTCTGTATCGGAAGACTTAATCTTTCCTAGTGTTATAGGACCAATGACCCCATCATCTTCCACACCCACGGCGCGCTGTAAAATCTTAGCAGCTTGCCTATTTCCTGCATTAACGGCGAAGTCGAAGTGCAGTATATTTAAACCTTCTGGAAGTTCTGAAGCTTTGCAACTTGTCCAAATATCAAAATAAATCTTAGACATTTCGACTTTTGTTAGATGCCGAACTGAACGCTCTTCGTGTCCTTGGCTTTTACGAAAAGCGTCATAAGTCTTTTGAGTTATTCCTTTATTCGTTGCGCCGCCAGAATCTTTAGGATCATTAACATATCCTCCTTCTTCTTTCAAAATAAATGGAAAGGCTTCCGAAAACATCAGTCGTCAGTCTCCATTTCAGAAGTATAGCCACTGTTGTTATGCCCAGCCTCATTCATGAGGAGTCGTTCCAACCTTCTTTCGAGGCGAATAAGACGAGAACGAATTCCATTTCGTCCGTCAATACCAATCATAACTGTGCGGAGTGCTTTCATCTCTTCGGAGATATCTGATAGTTTCTTAATAAGATAGCCAACAAAGGGAATTAACCCAAGCTCCACTGCCTTGAAGATAAAGTCTAAAACCTCAGTATTCACGGATAGCGCCTCCGGTACACGCGAAGCCCTGAGAATACTCGGTCTTCATGATCCTTTGTTTCTTCTGTGTCGAGGGACTGAATAAGAAGCGACTGTTGTGCTTGAGCTTCTTGTCCGCGAGTCCAATCCCCGATAGCATAAAAGCCTCTGGATACCGCACCCCACAAAATGACTTCATGCCATTCTTGAGGAGCGTCAGGTCCAGAGGCTTGAATATCTGCAAGTGTACGAAGATATTTTACGCTAATATCATACACATTATCAGGATTAGGCCAGAGGATAAAATTAGATCCTCTACGAGAATAATGAGTTGGTCTATCTTGTGCATCTGTATCCTTCAGTTTGAACATATCCCAATCGGCAATATTCGTGAGAGGTTCCCACGCATCATCACCAGGTTCTTGAAGGATAACTTTTTGGAGAGCATCGGAGTCCGTTGGCAATGCATATGTGTCATCGCCAGCGGTCGTGCTAAAGTCGTATACTGCGTCCTTTTCAGAGAATCGCAGTTGGGATGAGAGCATCCACCATGCACGGTTCAGCAGAAGATCTGCTTGAGTGTCCGGTAGATCCAACACATCCATACCAAGATGTGTTCTCAAATCTTGGCGAAGGACAGCTAGAGACAAGGGCATACATATACCGTGATGGAAGATTCTGTGCCGCGTTTTTTACATGCCAGAGAGACTGGTGTCTTTTTTTCAAGGACCAACTCCTCGTGTAATTCAACCGATCCAGTCGAAGTCTTAACACAGAGTTCGGAATCGCTATGGTCGGATGTGAATTTCCAACGACCAGAGGGAAGAATTACACGAGGAAAATTGATTTCCTCAGAGGGGCGCGATGATACAATTAGTGGGATGCGCATGGCCTAAGAGATTAGAAGTGCTGAATGAGAATCTTAACTTCGCCGCCAGCAGTGGCTTGCGTAGTGAGCGCAACACCAACACGCTGATCAGCTGTAGTGCCAGGAATTACACGGCCAGCAGTTGCCGCGGACGGAACTGCGTTGAAGTTGGTACCAGCAGTAAAGCCACTAGCGCCAACAATTGCACGAGCAACACCAGAGATCTGAACGATAACTTGCTGTCCGCTCGTAGCAGCAGTGGTGCCAACAGCATCATTAGTACGATTGCCGTTAGCATCACCACCAACAACGAAACCAACGAAGCCAACATAGTTAGCAGCGGTGGCAGACTTGTCTACGATACCAACACCAGCAAGGTAAACCGCATCACCAACTAGCAGTGTAGTGCTGCTCGCGGTGAACAAGTGAACAATGCCGCCAGTGGCGTTCGAAGTGTTCTCGTCAGATCCCCCTCGGATGTTGACCCAAGAAAATCCAGTAGGGGTTTCCATGATTACGCGCTCGGGTTAGTGCCGTACCAGCCACGCCAGTTGTAGAACCAAATGATCCAGCGACCACGCGCCTTCACCTTGGCAGCATCAACTTCATTGTCGTACCAATCCGTCATCGTGATAGCTTCACGGTTCAGGAAGTGTGCATCGTTGACTTCGCTATCCACAATGAAGTAGTGGAACAGGTTCGTCATGTACGGATTAACAATGATCTTCGTCGGCTTGAAGTTACGACGAATCGGATTGTCTTGGTTGTTCGCAGTGAACGGCTCAAGGCTCGACTCAAGAATCTGATACGCCTTGTTCACCTGACCCTGATCGTTAGCAATCATGAGCGTGTTCGGCATAACCATCATCGGATCGCCGTTCTCATTCTTGCACTTGCGCGACAGGTCCATCAGTGCAGTGAAGCCAGCAACAGAAAGCGACACGGCAGTAGAAGGCATATTCGCAATAGTGCTCGTGCTGTTGATCAGCGTGTGAGCAGTGTTAAGAAGCGAAAGGTTGTCCATGCCCTTGAAGTTCGTACCAGTGAACGCATCATTAACGAGCGCAACACCAGCATATTCCTTCGTGTACATGGCAGCTTCAGCCAGCCACTTCGAACCTTGATTCAGCTTACCATACTGATCGTCGTCGATGGCTTCCTTCGAGAGGTAATAGCCAGCCTTGTACGTCTTGTCAACGGCCATAACCTTCGGGCCACTCACAACTTCCTGATAAACGACAGGCTCAAGTTCACGCGACTGAATCAGACGATTCGGACCAACAAGCGTAGTGGCCGAAATTTCAGGGAGGTTATGCGAACCTTCCTTGAGGTACTGATTGTACATAAGTGGAAACTTCTTGATCGTATCCTGAAAGTCCTTTCGGAGTCCCGGACGTGCAAGAAGACGATGCTGTTGAATCATCGACATTGTTTTATCTCA